ATGAGCCGCCTGACGGACGCCAAGCTGCGCGCCGCCAAGGCTGCCGAGAAACCCTATAAATTGACCGATGGCGAGCAGCTCTATCTGCACGTTTCGACCGCCGGTGGGCGAAAATGGCGGATGAACTATCAGTTCGGCCGCAATGGGCGAGACAAACCCGTCCAGAAAACGCTGACTATCGGCAGCTATCCGGCGATCTCCTTGAAGGATGCGCGCGCGGCGCGTGACGCGGCGAAGGCTCTGCTGGCCAAGGGGATGGAGCCGAAGCCCGGCGACCTGTTTGACCGGGCGGCCCCGGCGGCCGATACGCGGCCGACCTTTGAAGCGATCGGACGAGCGTGGCACAAACTGCAGGCGAAGCACTGGTCGCAGGTCCACACCAAGGACGTCCTCGAAAATCTAGAAAAGAAGGTCTTTCCGACGCTGGGGCGCGCGCGGATCGAGGAGATCGAGGCGCCCGAGGTGCTGGCGGTGCTACAATCCATCGTCGATGGCGGTGCCGTGGAAACCGCACACCGCACGCGCCAGCGGATCAGCGCCATCTTTGTCTATGCGATCGCGACCGGCCAGGCGGCCCGCGACCCGGCGGCGAGCCTTGCCATCGCCTTGCCCAAGATCCCGAAGGCCAAGCCGCAGCCGGCGGTAACATCGCTCGCCGGCGTGCGCCAGATCCTGATTGATTGTGAGGCGGAGCGCTGCCGCGCCCCGACCAAGCTGGCAATCCGGCTGCTGGCCCTGACCGCCGTTCGCCCCAACGAGCTGCATTCGGCGCGATGGCAGGAATTCGAGGATCTCGACGGCGACGAACCGCTATGGCGCATCCCCGCGCACCGCATGAAGGGCGATCGGGATCGTAAGCAAGACGTCGACGGCGACCATCTCGTCCCCCTCGCCCCGCAGGCGGTGGACATTCTGCGCGCGCTGCACCCGCTGACCGGCGACCTCGAGCTGATGTTTCCGAGCGATCGCCACGTCCATCGGCCGATGAGCGAAAACACGCTGCGCGCGCTGCTGATCCGCGCCGGCTATTATCAGCGTCATGTGCCGCACGGGTTCCGGTCTGCGTTCTCGACGATCATGAACGAACGGGCCGAGCGCGAATGGCGCGACATGGGCCATACTGGGATCGCGCCCGATCGGGCGATCATCGACCTGATGCTGTCGCACGTCCCCAAGGACAAGGTCGAGGGCGCCTATAATCGCGCCGCCTATATGGCGCGCCGGCGCGAGATCGCTTGCGCATGGGCGAGTATCCTGCTCACGGACATGTGGCCGCCGCAGATCCATATCGGGCAACCGATCCGGTGGGCGGCGACCGGGCCGGGCAAGCCGCGCGGCTGATATCGGCTACCGGGCACGGATCGCCGCCGCGATTTTGGCGAGATCGTTCACGACGGCCTCCCCTTGATCCAGGCATCGACGTCGCCTTCGCTCCACCGGGAGCATTTGGCGCCAAGGCGCTTCGGCGCCGGGAACTGCTCGGCGCGGACCATCGCGTAGATGTGTGAGCGGGAAAGCGCGGTGCGTTCCATGACGTCGGTGATGCGCAGCAGGCGCGAATTCGATGGGATGTTCATGCGGTAGCCTCAATTTTTGGCGCCTGCGCGCGGTCGTTGATCTGTTCCCATGCAGTGCGAAGGCGCTCGACGGCCGTGGCGAAATGCGCGGGGTTCTTCTCGATGCCGGTGAAGCGCTTGCCGGCGCGGATCGCGGCGACGCCGGTGGAGCCGGTGCCCATGAACGGATCGCAAATCGCTTCCCCGCTCACGTTGCGCAGGATCTTCTCCATCACGGCCATCGGCTTGACGGTCGGGTGGTCAAACAGCTTGGTCGGCATCGAATTGGCGTGGATCCAGCGGTGCATGTCGTGATGTTCGCCGATCGGATGATATCCCCGGTTCCAGGCATGAATGAATGGCTCGGTATCGGGCAGATAGTGGCGGTTGCGCATCGGCATGGGGTTGGGCTTCGTCCACATCAGCAGCGCGAAGCGGTGGAAAACGCCGTCGAGATAGGGCAGCAGCTCGGGCAACTGGTCGTTGTGGCAGAACACGGCGACAGCCCCGCAGAGCAGCGGATTGATGATGGTCCGGTCGAACCCTTGATCGAGGCCCTCGGCAACGATCCGGTCGGCGCCGACGCGCGACTTGCGGAACGTCCCGCCGCCCGAATTATCGAACAGATAGGGCGGATCCATGACATCGGCGTCGAAGAAGCCGAGGCTGGGCCGGATCTGATAGGCATCGCCGCAATAGAGCGTCGCCGGGCCGATCTGGACGGGCGACGTCACCATGGCATGTCATCCTCCGCCTCGGCCGCGACGATCGCGACGCCGTCGCGGTTGGCGAAGAACAGGCCGGGCAACTCGCTACCTTGCGGCCGCCCTCCCTCGATCCACCCGAGGCTGGCGGCGACCAGCGCGCGGGCTGTCGCCCACTCGCCGGCGCCGCGCAGCTCGACGCCGTAGCCTCGGCCGTCAAGCGGATCGTGGCCGGATTCGCGGAGCATTTTCAGCATCGCCGGCGTCATGCTGCCAGCCTCGTCAAATAGCCCTCTAGGTCGATCTGGCGGCGCGCCAGCTCCAGCGGGCGAAGCGTCACAGCGAAGCGCGAGGCGCTCGACCCGTCGAAGCTGTCGACGCCGGCGGCCTCGCAAAACCGGATGCGCCGCGCCGTGTTCACCCGGCCAACATGGCAAACGGCACTCCGCCGATGCGCGATCCGCGCCCATTTGGCCATCGTCGCCAGCTTCCATTCGGTGCTGCCGCCGACGAAAATCCCGACTTTCGGGCCGAGCCAACGGGTGATCCGGCGCGCGATCGTCTCCATGCCGTCTTGCACAGCGATCAGGAAGCGTGTCCCGCGCAGGGCGACGCGCCGGCGGAGTTTGCGAAGCCAGGCGATCGACATCTCGAAGGATGGGACGCCGCCCATGACGATATCGGGCAGGATGATAAAATCCGCGCCCTGTCCGAGCAGCTTCACCGCCTTTTCGAAGGCGGGAACGTCGAACGGTTCGCCGCGATTGAAGGCCGTCCAGGCGCCGTTGTCGAGCGCATAGGGAAAGCCTTCCGTGCGCAGCACGCCGCGAGCTGACACCATAAGGCGCCAGCCTGCATCGCGCAGGGCCGCGAGATTGCGCTTTGTCCCGGTGCGGGAAGCATAGGCGATCATGCTGCCAACCTCATGCTGATATAGGCTCCCCATTGGTCGGACATCGCGTTGGCGAGGCCGGGGTAAGTCTGACTGCGCGCGCGGGCGCGATCTTGGGCGTGGCGACCCCAGCCTGAATGCCGGTGGACGCGGCTCCATGCCTTGTGTTCGGCCGTGCCTGGACGCGGCGGGGTGAGCTGGTCTGTCGGGGCCAGCGGCGGCAGGTTCACCAGCTCGAGGCCGGTCGCCTTCAAATAGGGATCGCCGAACCACCACGGCTGCACGAACTGGACGAAGCCGCGCTTCGTCAGGCTGATCGCATGGCGGTGCATGATCGGATTTTCGACGGCGCGGTGCGGGATCTGCTTCGCGTCGCGGAGCGCCCGATAGAAGGCGGCCGCGCGATGCAGCTCGGTCCAGCGCTTCGGATCGGGCCCGTTGATCTTCTTTCCGCCGATGTAGAGCCATTTCGCGCCCGAGTTGCACAGCACGGTGCAGGGCGGATGCATCACGGCGAGCAGATCCCAGCTATCGTCCAGATGATCGAGAACGTTGCCGCGAATATGGCGGTTGCTGCGATCGTCCGCCGGCTCGATGTCGCATGACCAGGCGTCGAAGCCGCGCTCTTCGAACGCGCGGCGAACAACGCCGCTGCGCTCGCAACCTATAAGGACGCGCTTCATGCCGTCACCAGATCATATTCGAGGAGATAGCCGGCGTCGGAGACGCGCAGCGTGATCCGGCGGCCGTTGGAATAGTCGGCGACGAGCACGCGTAACCAGTCGCCCATGAACCACCCAACGGCCTCAACGGGATCGCCAAAACGGTCGGGCACGCCCTTGGAGCGCAGCAAATCACCCGACGATTCCCGATCCATGGAGGTGCGCTCCCACTCCTTGGAGGCGCCGTCGGGGTTCCACCCGCTCAAATACAGGCCGTTAGCCATGGGGGGCCTCCCCCTTCGCGCGCGTGTGGATTTCGTATTCCCATGGCGCGTCCACGTGGATGCCGCGATATTCGAGCGCCGTGGCGCATCGGCCGCACCCGAGATCCTGCCAATGATCGCGCAGGCATTCGATCGGCATGTCATTGAGATATGCGCAGGCGTAGCATTTGGCGCCGTTCACCGTTTCCCTAGTCGTCGGATTAACCACGGAGCTTCTCCCAAATGGCCTGGTCGCGCTCGCCGGCGACGCGTTTCAGCGTGGCCTTGGCGAGCTGGTGGCGGGCGCGGATGCGCGTCAGGGTGACGCGCTGGTGGATGGCGATCGCGGCGAGCGCGGCGATGATAAGAGCGGACGTTGGGGTCATGCGGTTGCGGCTTCCGTCTGGGGCCGGCCCTGCAGGGTCGCGGCGAGCTGAGATGAGTCCCGCTGGCGCCGCCCGACCGTGAGCGGGCAAACGACCTGCATCAGCCAGTGATTGGCGGCGCGGCGGAGTGCGTAGGGGTCTTTCGAGCCGTTCGGTTTCAGGCCGGCAGCGAACAGGCCGACAAGGTCATGAGTCCGATCGGCCAAGATCAGTGCGCGGGTGACGGGCGCGTTTCTGATCCACGGCCCTCGTGCCCAGATCGCCGGTAGCCGTTCGGCGACGAAGCGAGCGAGTGGAGCTGTGATGGCCGGATCGACGCCCACCAATTCCGCCATTTTCGCCATCATGGGCCATGCGTCGCCAATCGCTTCGAAGTCGGTTGACGCGAAATCGAAAGCGTCCAGCAGCGAATGTCGCTGGCCATGATTTCGGAGAAAATCGCTGGTGAGCACGAGCAGCCATCGAGCAGCGGCATCATCCGAACCGTCGTTGGTGACAGAGATGGCAAGGTCGCTGATGAATGGGCTGGGAAGGACGGCCGAGGTGGCGTTCGCCACCGACGGGGTAAGTCCGATCATGGGTTTTCCCTCCCCACAGAGTTTTCCGGGATGCCCATCATCGACCGCGCTTCGCCTTGGCCGCCGTGGCGGCGAGGAAGAAGGGCAGTGCGATCAGCGTGACGACGATCGCGAGCGCGCGCCAGATGCCCTCGACCGGAGGCTGCGGGCGGCCTTGGTTCGCGGGCGACATCAGGCCATCCCCAGCGCGGCTTTGTAGGTTTCGAGGATCGCCTCGTTTTCGTCGCGCGTGTGCTTGTCGAGCTTCATCAGGGCGATGACCGCGCGCAGGCCCTTGGTGTCGAAGCCTGTTCCTTTGGCCTCAGCGTAGACGTCCTTGATGTCGTCGCTGATCCCCTTCTTCTCGTCCTCGAGTTTGATAATCCGCTCGATGAACAGCTTGAGCTGCTTGCCGGCGGACGTAAGTTCAGTGCTGGATTCGGACACGATTTATCCTTCGGTTAGGAGGTGATGGCCGCGATCAGGCGCGGGCCGAATTTGGCGATGAGGACGATGGCCGCGAAACCGACGCCGAGCGCCGCGCCCCACATGACGGCGGCGAGATCGGCGGGATCGGCGGCGCGGGCGAAACGGCGGGCAATGCTGGGCTGTCGGCGGCGGATCTCGAGACCCGGCTTGCAGGCGCGGCAGCGACATTGCATCGGGTGGACCGGGTTCGCGGCGCGGATCATCAGAAGTTATCCGGCTTGCGATCGGCCTCGGCGCAGCGTGTGCAAAGATCGGCATTGTCTTCCGACCACGTCACGTCGTTGCCCTGCCGGTCGATCTGATCGGTCCACTGATCCCAGCCGCATCCGGCGCAGAGACGGGGATGCTGATGCGGCGGCAGCGTGCAGAGCTGGTGATAGACATCGAGACTGAACGGGAAGGCGCGCGACATGTCGGCCGCCTCGAGCGTCGGCATCATGCGGAAGCCGGTCTGCTCGAGCCGGGCGATATTGCTCTCGACATCGTCGCGATGTTCCGGGCGGTGCCAGTAGGGGCGGGCCGCCTGGGCGATCGTAAGGCCGGCGGCCTTGCGGCGCAGGCGGACATAATCCCACGGGTGGATCACAGGCCGGGGTGCCGGCTGTTCGATCATGCTTGCGAGAGAACGGACTGCGTTCATTTTCAGCCTCTCACGGGGCGGTGAAAGACCCAGCAACGGACGGCCCCGGCGCCCTCGTTGCGGGAATTGACGGTGGTGATTTCGATGAAGCGGCGGCCCCGCGACGTTTTCAGCGCGCGGATCAGCTCGGTGTGGCTCGGCAGCTCCAGACGGCGTTCGGCGCAGCGAGCCTCCATCTCGTTGAGACGGACGGCGATCATGCCTTCCGCTGCCTTGCGATGGTGGTTGAGGCGGCCGCTGGTGTCGGTCGCCTTCTCGTTCTCTTCGAAATAATCGAAGCGTTCCCAGAACAGCGACACGATGGGATCTTCGCTGTTGACCGCGATCTGCCGATCCTTGGCCATCTGGACGATCATCGCGGCCGTCTGCGCCTGCATGTCGTCGGTAACGGGCACGATGGCGCGCAACGCGTCGAGAAAGGCGAGCAGCTGGCCGTGCGTCTTGGCCAGTCGATTGGTCTGGATCGCGCGATCGGCGAGCAGCTCGCCCTCATATTGCGCGAAGGCCTGGCGGAACCGTGCCATGATGTCCGCCTCGCGGCGGGCGGCGTGGATGATGAAGCCCGAGACCTTCTCGATCGGCCATTGCTCGAGCGTCTGCGCGGCGACCTTCGTGGCTTCCGACCAGCCTGTCATGTCGAAGCCGATCGACATGATGCGTTCGAGGATGGCGCGGCTCGCGTTGACCGGCTCGTTCTGCTCGATGACGATCGCGCCCCGGAACGGCGGCTCGAAGGTCTCCATGCCGCTGTTCTTGACGCCGCGCGCGCGGACGGTGCGGCCGTTATAGGCGGTTTTCAGCTCTTCCCATTCGAACTTGCGGGCGTGGCTCGCTTCTTCGCGGCGGTCGCCTTCGATCAGCACGACGGGCAGGTTGCCGACCTTGCCGAGATTGCGGGCCATCGCCGCCGGCGTTGCCTTGGCCGGATCGAAGCCCTCGTAATTTTCGCGGCCGAGCAGCTTCCACATGAACTCGACCAGCGTCGTCTTGCCGGTGCCGGGCAGGCCGTGCATTTCGAGAAAGGGGAAACTTTTCTGCTCGATACGAACCTGTTCGGCGAACAGCGCGCCGAAATAGAAGGTCAGGCAGACGAGGCCTTTCGGGCCGTAGGCGGTCCAGAGATCCGAAAGCCATGACGTGTCGAGCCGATCGGCGTCATAATCGATATCGAGCAGCCGCTCCGCGGTGCCGAGCTTGAGCGCCTGCTTGCCGATCTGGAAGAAATCGTCGTCGTTCGGGTAATAGACCCGACCTTCGGACACGGCGATATCGCCGAACACATAGGCCTTGGCGTCGCGGCAATAGCCCGTGAAGCCCAGCGGTCGCACGTCGGGAAGATCCGGCGTCTGCTTCTGCAGGATGCGCGTGAGCTGGTGGGCATTGCCGGTCCACACGCCGCCGAAGGCGAATAGCCGATCTTCGAAATTGGAGGCCTTGCGGAGCTGCGCGGCCGAGAAACCGCCCTTGACCGCAGGCCGCTTCTCGCTGGGGAAATCGATGTTGAGGAAATAGACGGTTTCGTCCGTCGCCTCGTCCCGCTGCCGATACAGCACGCGGAATGCGCAGTTGGCGATTTCCTCGACCATGAGCGCCTTGCGCGACGCCTCGAGGCGGATATCCTGTTCCTCGCCCGGCTCGATATCCTCGAGCTTGCGAGCGCGTGCCTGGCGATATTCGGTGACGCGTTCCTCGACGGCCGCCGCGTCGATCGACGCCCAATAGGTGCGGCTGCGAAAGGTGAAGGTGAAGCTGTTCCAGCGATAGCGGCTCCACAGCAGATACGCCTTGTCCTGCGCGGACGGGGCCAACAGCACTTCGCCATTCCACAGATAGTCGGCGCGGTGCGTGTCGGTGAGCCGGTCGAGCGCCAGCAGGTCGTTCCAGTCGAGATCGCGACCGTTGTCATCTTCCTCGAGCGGCTGCGCGGCGCTGGCATCCCAGCCATCGTTGCGCGCCTTCTCGACATGCTCGCGGCTGTGCTTGGTGCCCGCTGCGCCGGCGTCATAAGCGAATATGAGGCGGGGGCGGCGTGTCGGCTGATCCGAACCCGCGATATGCAGGCGCAGCGCCTTGAGGAACTCCTCGGGATAGTTGTAGCACGACATGGTCGAGGCGGCGCGCTGTCCCGCCTGCTCAAGCGCCCATGCGTTGAAGATGCCCTCGGCGAACCAGATATCCTTGGCTGCCGCGAAATCTTCCATGCCGATGTCGGGGCGGCTCCACGCCTGCCCCTTGTACGACTTGCCCGGCGCGAAACGGGCCTTGCGGTCGAAGCGGCCGGGCTGGTCGATCAGCCGTTCCCACCATGATCCGCCCGGCAGCGGAAAGCGCACCGTGGCCGAACCGATGCCGCGATCGGGATCGTTATAATATTCCTGGCTATACGCCTCGCGCATCCCGCGCAGATCGAGCCGGCGCGCCTGGCTAAGATAGGCGTCGGCGGCGGCGTTGGGGTTCTGCGGCGTCGGCTTGTAGCGTTTCGACCAGCTGTCGAAGATCTCGGGATAGCGATCGCGAACCGATTGTTCCCAGCCGCATTTGTTGAGGCGGCCGCACTTGATGACCCACGGGTTGTCGGCGCGGGCATAAACCTCGCGGCCCGAGCATTCGGGGCACTTTCCACCGCGCAGCCAATTGCCGCGATCGGTTTTCCAACCGAACTCGGCCTTCATCTTGGAGAGCAGTTCGTTGCGGATGTCGTCTCGCATTTCCATGTGCGGGGCGGGCTTTCAATCGGCAAAGGGGGAGCGTTCCCGGCGGCACGGTGCGCCGGGCGGCGAAGTTCAGGAGCTGGGGGCGAGGCGGCCTAGCGGCCGTCGATCAGGTCAATCGACGGGCACTTTCCGGTGGATCGGCGTCATCGTTTGCGGGCCGGGGTAAATTGTCGTTGCCGGGCGCGGTGCGCGCGCGCCGCCGATCCTGATTGCCGCCGGGGATGGTGACATTGGGATCGGGGGTGAGGCTGGGCGCGATGGTCCGCAGGATTTCGATCTGCACCACGAAGATGTGGCCGCATTCTTCCGTCTCGCAGACGATACGCGCTTCGCGTGCCAGCGGCGTGATCTGCTCGCTGGTGCGGACGCTGCCGGGACCGTGGCAATGGGGGCATGGGATCATCGCCCCCCGTTTCCTTTTCATGCTGCCTCCCCTGTTGAGCCGGCCTGAATGCCGGGCAGAAAGGATTTCAGGCGGCCGAGCAGGCGCGTGATGGCGCCGCTGGCCTCCTCGGTCTCGGCGATCGCGTGATGGATCGCGGTGGGCGACGCGCCGGCCTGCGACGCGTGGATCGAGCTGGCCACGGCCTCGGCCGATTCACGCGCCGCCTGGGCGATATCGCCGGCAAGCGCGATCCGATCGGCGAACGCATCGGCCATCGAGGTTTCGAGCTGGAGCGCGTAGGACCGCAGCAGCGGCGCGCTATCGCCGCCGGCGGCCAGATAGGCCCGATCCAGCGCGATCGCCTGATCCAGCGTCGGCGTGCCGCCGGCGTCGCTCTCGCTCCACAGCCTGACGGTGCGTTCGGAGCGATCGACGATCGCGGCGGCGTCGCCCCAGCCCAGCAGACCGGCAACGCGGGTGATGGCGAGCGAGAAGGTCAAAGGATCGCGGCGCTTGGTCATCGGCCCACCTCGGTTTCAATCGCCTCGACTGCTTCAACCAGCGGGCGATACGGCGCTATGCGGAGAAAGGGCGCCACTGACGGCGCCGCGATGACGGCTTTTGCCGCCATCAGCAGCGCTCGCCATCTCGTGTCGACCGACTGCGAAATTGCCGCCGGATCGCAAACGACAACCCCTTGGCGGGGCTCTATTTCATGGCCAGTTGGATAGATGTCGGGGCGTAGCAGATGGCGTGAGATGCCGGTCGCTGCCTCGACTTTGAGTACGTAGTCGGGGGGCAGACGCTTTGAACTTTGCAGCCACTTCCAAACGGTGGGCTGCGAACGCCCGCAAAGACGCGCCATGGCCGACTGCCCTCCGACAATCTCCACCGCTTTTTCAAGCGCTTCAAACGGGGTTTTCGCCGTGTCCATAGGGGCATCTATAGACAGGGCTATAGGGCGGTCAATAGACAAATTGAACTTTCGGCCTATAGCCGCGTCTATAGGGTGTGCGCCCATGGATCTTGGCGGCCGCATTCGCGAGAGGATATATGCGCTCGGCTTGTCCCAAGCTGAGCTGGCGCGGCGCGTCGGGATCAGCCAACCAAGTATCAACCACCTCATCAAGAGTGGTGCCCAAGGGTCGAAGCATCTGCACTCGATCGCTAGGGTGCTGAAAACGACGCCAGAGTACCTAGCTGGCCAGACTGATGATCCATCGGCAGGGTATGTGCCAGCGCCGTCCCCTGAAATGGTGGCGAGCGAGCTGGGGATCGTCCCGATCCGCGAGATTGACCTCCGTTTCGGCATGGGTGCAACCGACCTCGAGGTGCCGGTGACGACGACGGTGCGTCACTTCTCGCGGGATTGGATCAAGCAGTATACGGGCGCATCGCCCGATCACCTTTATTTCGCGCAGGGGATCGGAGATTCCATGGCGCCGACGATTCTGGACACCGACCTACTGCTGATAGACGCGTCCGAGCGGGATTTGCGTCTGGCCGACAAGATATGGGCCATCGCATACGGCCATAGCGGCATGGTCAAGCGCCTGCGGTCGATGGCGGACGGGTCGGTTAAGATATTGAGTGACAACCAGGCGGTGCCGCCCGAGCTGGCCTATGATGGCGAGCTGCACATTCTTGGCCGCGTGGTAGCAGTGATGCGCAAGATTTGACGTCGAGACGGGGGTTCCATGAAGAAGATGGTTTTCGTTGCCGCCCTGGCGATTGCGGTCAGCGGGTGTAATCAGAAGGCAGCGGAGGAAGACACGAAGCCAGCGGCCGAGGCCGCACCGGCCCCTGAAAAGACCGTGACGGCTGCCGACGTCATCGATCATTTCAAGAAACAGGGCCTGCCGATTAGCGATATCACGGTTTACACGGCGGAGAATGATCCCAACAAGCTTTTGGGACGTCCCAATCAATACGTCGCAAAGGCGAATTTCTTCGACACTCGACACCCAGCCGATGAGGCGAACAACACTGTCGAGATTTTCGCTTCCGAAGAATCCGCGAAGGCGCGGCGTGATTATGTCGAAGCAGTGACCAAAGACATGCCGATGTTGGTCCAATATCAATTTCTCGCGGGCAACATTCTGATCCGGCTTGATAAAGCCGTCACGCCAGCGGAAAGCGAGGAATATCGGAAGGCGCTGGACGCTTTTGCGGGATAAGGCTGACACCCATTTTGTAGTAACAATCTGCTTGACGCCTCTTCATATTGTTACTACAAAATAACCCATGATGATCGTTTGGGACGAAGTGAAGCGCCTCGCCAATATCGGCAAGCATGGCTTCGATTTTTCCGATCTGACCGGGGATTTCTTCCTCTCCGCGCGTATCCGCCCGGCCAAAAGCGGGCGGCATATGGCGATCGGTCGGCTGAATGACGGAACGATCGTCGTGATTTTCGCGACGCTCGGGACCGAGGGCCTCTCGGTCATTTCGATGCGTCGCGCGAATCGGCGAGAAAGGACACAGATCGATGGCTAAGAAGGCATGGCCCAGCTTCGTCACCAAGGATCTCGGCAACTCCGATGCGGACGCTGCCGAGATGGAGCGGCGCTGGCTGATCTATCGCGATGAGATGAGCGCGCTGATCGCCGCAGGCGGCGTCCATCAGGACGATGATGGCTGGTGGGTCTGCGATGCGACCGGCGAGCTGATCGGGCCGGACCCCGAGATTGAGCGCCCGCTCAACTTGCGAGAAGCCGGGGCGGCGGTTTCCTTCGACCAGGCGTTCCCCGGCCTCGCTGCCAAGATGCGTCCGCCGCGCGGGGCGCAGAAGAAACCGACCAAGGTGAGCACTACGATCCGGCTATCGCCAGACGTGCTGGCGCACTTCCGCGCGTCGGGCGAAGGCTGGCAATCGCGGATCGATGCGGCGTTGAAGGAATGGATCGCGGCGCATTGAGCAAGGCAGTCTAAACCGCCTCCATCTCCAGTGACGTCGTGAAGCCACCGCTCTTGGCGAGACGGTGCGATACGGATGCGATCAGCCATTTGGTCGCGTCGATCTCGGGCTTGAACCCCTCGGCCGTGATGCGCCGTTCGGGATAGAGATCCGGGCGCGCGATCGCGAGTTCGAACGACAGCTTTACGGGCAGGCGTGCGCGGCGGCTCTGTTCGGCCTTGGCGCCGGCCAGCGCCGCCGCCTCGCTGGCATAGGTGCGCGATAGCTTGCGCGCCTTGCCGCTGCCGGCCTTCACCGTCTTTTTCTTGCCTGTCGCCAGATCATGATAGCCGGCCTCGACGGCGGTGGCCTCGTCCTGCTTCTCGATCGTGTAGCGATGGCGGTCGCCGGTTTGGCGCTGGATCGTCGCCGGCGGGATCGGCTTGCCGCTCGCCGTCATGCCCGATCCCACGGGCGCGAAGATCAGCGCGCCGGCCTTGATGGTCGCCACCGCGTCATGTTCCTTGCCCAGCCTGCGCAGCAAGGCGAGATCGCTTTCGCGGCTCTGCACGATGGCCTTGACGGCCAGGCCGGCGAGCTGGCCGGCGACGCGTGGCGTGAGCTTGTTGCGGCCGGCGATATCGGCAACCACCGCGCCGATCGTCGTGTCTTTCCAGCTCTGTTCGCGCCGGTTGCGCAAGTCGCTCGACAGATCGGCGGATCGCGCGCGCAGCGTGATCGCGTCGGGCGCGCCGGAATGTTCCACCGAATCGACGATGAATTCGCCCTTGTCGATCAGGCCGATCGGAACGCCGGTGCCGCGCGAAAAGCCAAGCTGCAGCTTTAACCGCGCGCCCGGTTTCGGGATGGCAAGGCGGCCATCCTGATCGGACAGGCTGATATCGAGCTGATCCGCCTCGCCGCCGCGCTTTTCCGACAGGGACAGCGATAGCAGGCGTGGCTCCATGGTCGACGTCAGATCCTTCCCGTCGAGCATGATGCGCCAGGCCGCCTTGGGCACGATATAGGTCATCGCCGTTCACCCGCCTGATCGGCCGCATCGTCGACCCGCAGCAGATCGATCGCGAAATCGATCGTGCGCGGCGTGCCATCGGGAAAGAAGGTGCGATAGCGTTCGTCGATCGAGGTGATGACGAAGGTGCCATAGACCCGGCCTGCGCCGTCCACCAATGGCTGCGCCTCGCCATCCTCGGCCATGCCGCGCAGCGTGTCGATCGAGGCAACGCCGTCGCCCAGCTCGACCGAGGTGATGCCGGCGAGCGAGATCGTCTCATCACCGATCCCGACGAACTGCGTCGCATCCCGCGCGCCCACGCGCGGCGACCGGGCGAACACATAGTCCATCTTCCGCTGGAGCTGATCGTGCAGCAGCGTCGGGATGGAAAAGACGAACATGCCGAAGCCCATGATGGCGTTGCTCATACGAAGCCTCCGAAATCGCCCTCATCATCGTAGCTGGATCGTTTGCCCGCCGCCTTCTCCCGCTCAATCTCGCGGACCTTCTGCGCGACCAGATCGGCGAGCTGCTCCGCGTCCATTCCCGGTGCCGCGTGGATGTTGAAGGTATAGCTGGCGGCACCGCCGCCGCCGGCAACGGTCGCGGCGGCGGCGGGCGCCGCCATCGGCGCCGCCGCGATCGCGGGCACGGCTGCCCCTGCCGCCAGTGCGCGGGTGAGATCGCCGGCAATGCCCTTCACGCGTGCGATCGGCCCGCCCTCGTTGGCGCCGATACCTTGATCGAGGCCCTGCATGACGAAGCCGCCGATCTGCGCGAAGACGCGGCTGGGCGAATGGATGCCGAGCAGGCTGCGCACGCTTTCCGGGATCATGCCGGCGATCCGGTTCACCGTTCCTTGGAGGCTGGGCACATAAGAGAGGAGGCCGTTCACCAGCCCCTTGATCGAATCCACGCCGAACTGGAACAGCAACGAAGGCAAGGCGAGGAAGCTGTTGAAGAACAGCGTTTTCATGGCGCCGAACAGGAAGCCCGCCGCCGATGGCAGCATCGCCGCGACTTGTTTCAGCCCTTCCCACAGGGCGTTCCACACCATTTTGTGGAAGCTCCAGAGCAGGCCGATCACGCCGACAATGCCGCCGTCGAACGCCTGTTTCAGCTGCGTCCAGATCCCGGAGAAAAACGCGACGATGCCATCCCAATTGTCATAGATCAGATAGGCAGCGGCAGCGACGGCGGCGACGGCCGCAACGATCAGCAACAGGGGCGCCAGCGCGATGCCGAGCGGGGCGGCAGCGGCCGTCAGCGCGGCAAAGCCGAGCGCCAGGCCGCCCAGCAGGATCAGCAGGCCCGCGCCGGCGGCCATGAACATCATCAGCCCCTTGGCCAGCTTCGGATGCTCGCCAGCCCATTTGCGCGTGGCGCTCGCCGCGCGGCCGACGATGCCGGCCAGCTTGACGACGGTCGGCAACAGGGCCTTGCCCATGGTGATGTTGAGGCCCGATAGCGCATTGGCCGCCAGGCCGGTCGCGCCTTCCGTCGTGCCGATGCGGTTGAGAAATTCAGCGTGCATCGACCCGGCCGTGTTGCTGGCATCGCCGACCAGATCGAGCCGCGCTTTCAGGCCGTCGAGATTGGTGAGCAACGGCGCGATCGCCGCGACGCTTTCCGATCCGAAAAGCTGGGTGAGGGCGCCCGCCTGCGCTTCCTTGGGCAGTTTGCGCAGCCGCCCGAACACATCGAGAATGGTGGCGCCGGCGTCGCGCTGCATGTCCTTGGCGACATTCACCGCATCCAGCCCCAGCGCGCGGAACGCCTTGGCCTGCGATTTCGTCGCCGCCTCGCCCTTGGTGAGCGCCAGCATCGTGTTCTTGATGCCGGTGGCGGCAACCTCGCTCGGGATGCCGATGGAATCGAGCGACGATCCGAGCGCGGCGATTTCGTGCGCGACAAGGCCGCCCACCGCACCGAGGGAGCCAATGCGCGTCACGATGTCGCTGATATTGGCGGCCTTGCCGCCGAAGGTGTTGGTCAGCGCGTTCACGCGATCGCCAAGCGCGCGAATATCCTGCTGGGGAAGCTGAAACGCCGCCCGCCACTTTGCCATGGTCTCGCCGGCGATATCGGCGGTCATGTCGAATGCGACGCCCATTTCCGCCGCGTCGCGCGTGAATTCCTTTAGCTGGGCGCGCTGATCGGCCATCGGGCGGCCCAGCTTGTCCATGCCCACGCCAGCGGCGCCGGCGGCAGCGGCAATCGCCGCCAGCTCGGCGGCGGCGACCGGGATATTATCCTGCATGTCGAGGAAATCGTTCGACAGCCCCTCGATCTGCGGCCGCGTCATATTGGTGACCTTGGCGACGTCGGCCATGGCGCTTTCAAGCGTCATCGCCTGTTTCACCGCGCCGACCACGGGCGCGCCGGCGGCGACACCGGCGCCGATCATCGAAAGGCCCGCCGTCGCGGCCGTGCCGCTAAGATCGCGCATCTTGTCCGAATTGCGTCGCGCGGCCTCCATCTTGCCCAGCTGATCGGTCTGCTGTTTCAGCCTGGCCGTCGTCGCCGCCACCTCGGTGCGCAGCCGGCGCTCATGTTCCGCCAGCCTGCCGGTGTTGATGCCTGCATCGCCAAGATCGCGGCGGAGCTGCTGCAGCTTTTCGGCCTGCTGCTGATGCTCGACCTTCAGGGTACGCGCCTCGCGCTTGGCGCGTTCGAAGGCGGCGGCCATCTTCTTGGTCGGGCTATCGGTCGCCGCGATCTCGCGGGCAAGGCTGGCAACCCGGCGCTGCGCCTCGCCCATTGCCGCCTCGGTTTCGCCGAACTGCTGCTTGAGCGCGCGGAAGGTGGCGATCTTGGCTTGGCTGGCCTGCAGGGCGCGCAGCTTGTCGTTGGTATCCTTCAACGACCGTCCTGCGCCCCCCGACGCTGCAGCGACCGATTTGAGCGGGGCGGTCAGCCGGTCGAGGCCCTCGAGGATGACCTTCATGCGCAGGTTACGGTCAGCCACGGCGGCGCTCCATCAGGATTTTTCGGGGGGCTGGGTCCGGCGGGCGGCCTGCGCGCGCCAGCCCATCAATTCGGACAGCGACATGCCGTCCATGGCAGCGGGCGGCCAATGGAAGATGACCGCCACGTCGGCCATCGCGTCCTCTATTGTTCGGGGGCAGCCGTGCGGCGCCGATTCTGCAACAAAAAATCCCCGATCTCGATCCCGCAAGCGAGCAGGTCATCGGCCTCCAAGGCCATGGCTTCCGGCTTGGTGAGCGGCGGGATGGAGATGCGCGGGATCAGCGTATGGAGCGCGTCCGCCTGCAGCTGGCCAAGTTGGACCAGCGAGATCCCGCGCAATTCGCCGCCGCCGGGCTTGCGGAGCTGGATGCTCTCGATCTTCGTCTCGCCGCGAATGATCGGCGTGTCGAGCGGGACGGTGCGGATCTTCGGGTTGCTGGTGGTTTCGGCTTCGTCGGCCATGCGGGCAATCCTTGGGAGAGTGAAAAAGTGGCGGCCCCGGCCTCACGCGCGGGGCCGCCAGTCGGCGGAGAGGGGGTTAGACGCCCAGCGCGGCGCGGCGGGCGGCGAGGCGATCGACGCCGTCGACGATCAGCTTCATGTTGATCGGATCGATCTCGATCACGGTCGCGCCGTTCCAGACGAGCTTGTAATAAGCGAGCGCGGACTTGACCTTGAACTCGCCCGGCTCGCCCACCTTCGCTTCGCCCGGATCGATTTCCTCATGACGGCCGCGCACGATGACCTCGATCGCGTCATAGGCACCGGTTTCATCGTTCTGATAGGCGCCGACGAAGCGCAGGCCGACGCCGGCGATCGTCATCAGGCCATATTGGCCAAAGATCTGCCGGATCGGCCCGCCATAGGTGTGCTCCACCTCCATCGGCTCGCCGCCCATGTCGATCTTGACGGCGCTGTCCATGCCGGCGCCGCGATACTCCTCCAGCTTGCGGACGAGCTTGGGCAGCACGATCGCGTTTGCCTGGCCGAGATAGCTTTGCGCGTCGTTGAACGTCGCCATGTCCTTGAGGATGCGTGGCAGCATGGAAGAAGGCTCCTGTCAGATGGAAAGGTGGCGGCGCGCGATGGTCAGACCTGCTGACCGCCCGCGAACTCGGCGAAGTAGGAATCGGTGATGCGCTGGGTCAGCGTGAGCTGCTCGAGCGGCGGGACCGGCGTGTAGTCATAGTCGATCCACAGCTTGCCGGCGGCCAGCGTTGCGGCCGTGTTGCGTGCGGGATCGTACCAGGCGTTGAACCCCAGCACCGCGCCGATCGACTGCAGCTCGCGCCCCTTGGCGTTCACCGTCTCGACGATATCGGTCACAAGGCTACGGCGCAGCGGCTTGTCGATCGCCCACAGCAGCCCGGCGCCGATCGTGTCGATCAGCACATGCGCGGTGCGCACCGCGCTTTCGAACTGGAAAAGCGGCTCGCTCGACAGCGTCTTGTTGCCCCAGAATCGATAGCCGCCATTGGCCCGCACCACGGCGGTGATGCCCGCGTCGTTGAGCAGCTTCGCCTCGCTGTCGAGATTGGTGATATCCCACTGGATATCCTTCTCCAGCCCGACAATGCCCTGCAGCTCGACGTTCGACAGCGTCTTCCAGAATCCGGTGTCGCGGTCGATCGCCGCGCGCAGGCCGACAGCATGGGCCGCCGCCGGGCTGGTGACGATGGCGCCTTCCTCGTCCACCACCTTCACGTTGGGGTAGAGCAACATCAGCTCGCGCGCGGCGAAGCCACCGGCATAGGTCACGGCTTCCGCGATCGTGTCGCCCACGGCGGCGGCATAGACCATCGCGCGCAGCTTCTGCGCGACGATGATGAACGCGGTGGTCACCGCCAGCGTATCGAGGCCCGGCGCGGCAAGGATGCGCGGCTTGATGCCGATCTGCCCTTCGGCCGCCAGCAACGCCTGCATCCCGGTTTTCAGGCCATTGGCAGCCGTCGTGCCGATGACGGCCGCATCGGTTGCCGCATCGTCGGCGCCGGGCGCGACGCGGACGAGGACGATGACCGGCTTGGCATGGTTCGCGATCGCCCGCAGCGCCGCCTTCATCGTTCCCGTATCGCCGGCGGCGCCGATCGCGGCTTCGACATCGGTGACAAGAACGGGGCGATCGAGCGGGAACTTCACCGCGTCGGCAGCAGGGCCGGTGACGACCAGGCCGACGATCGCGGTGGCGGCGGTAGCGATCGAGCGAACGCCATCGTTCACCTCGACGGTCTGGATACCATGGAAATCGGGCACGGGCGGTCCTTTCAGGCGGAGAGAGGGACGAGAAGGCGGGTGAGCTGGTTGGCCTGCGCCACGTCGCGGCGCTGGCCGATCACGGCGATGCTGGCCTTGCCGTCAGCAGAGACGGTGAGATCGAAGGCGGTGACACGAAGGCGCGGTTCCCAGCGTGCGAGCGCGATGGCGCTGGCGGCATACAGGCGGACAAGGCCGGCAGCGTTCAGGGGCTGATCGATCATCAGCGGCAGCAGCGATCCATAATCGCGACGGCCAAGCCGCGTGCCGATCGGCGTCGTCAGGATATCGCGGATCGACTGGCGAAGATGCTCCTCGCCAGTGATCGGCTTGCCGCTGCTGGCCGACATGCCCCGCATCGTCAGTCGCGATCGAGGAGATCGGCCCAGCCATCAACGCTCGCGACGCCGGCGGGGAGGAACAGAGCGGCAAGGACGAAGCATATGGCGGTTGAGAGCAGCGACAGGGCAAAGCTCGCTACAATCACCGATCCCAAGGCCAGAACGGCGAAAGGCAGGACATATACGGGCGGCTGCGTCAGCAGTAGCACGCCGGCCAGCAGCAGCCAGATCAGCAGCTTTGCGGCTCGCGAGATGGCCAGCGGCTCGACCGCATCGAACAGTCGAGACCCGAGAGCGAAGTGGAAGGCGCAGGCGGCGGCAAACGAGATCAGATCGAGCGCGCCATCGAACAGGGGCCATGTCTCGTCGAGGCTGGTGAAGGTGGCCAGCGCCGATCGCGCCGCGATCAGCAATGCCGGCACCATCAGCCAAAGCGAAAAGAGGTTCAGTCGACGAAGGAAAGCGATCATGCGGGCACTCCGGTCTGGGCGGAGCCGGCTTGGACGCCGCCATGCTTGTGGGATTTGAGGCTGATGCCGCCGCCGATCGCGTCTTCGCTGGCGTCCAGCGTGCCGGATACGGTGACATTGCCGGTGATGGTGACATCGCCCGTGATCGCAACGCCGCCCTGCGCATCGATCGCGACGCTGCCGTCAGGGATGGTCGCGGCCAGATGGTGCGCGGCCATGTCGTAGGACAGCATGGCGTCGTCATCGAATGCGATGGCCACGATATCGGCGCTGCTGGCGGGCGGCGGGAAGGCATCGCAATAGAGCGCCGGCAGCACGAACCCGGCGTTGGTGTCGCCCTCCGCGCAGAGCAGCAGGCATTGTTCGCGCTCGCTGGGCGGCGACCAGATCCGCACGCGCCCGGCACGAATGGCGAGCCAGGGGAGCGGCCCTGTCGTCATGTCGCCGATCTCCACGGTGCAGGTCCGCGCCACCATATCGACGGACGCGATCACGCCGGGGCGAATGATATCGCCCACAAGTCGCTGAATATCAGGATTTCCGCTCATCGTGCGGGACCATGGATCAAGCCCGGCGGAACCGGCACCGACGCTATGTTGTGGAAAGCGCATCCCACAAGATCATGCGCGGCTTCCTTGCGGTACCGTTCTGATCTATTGGCGGAATAGGGCGCGGAGCTGGGGGGCTATGGTGAAGCGTTGTCTTGAATTTCTCGCCATCATATTGGTCGTCGGCAATACTGCGATGCTGTTGTCTGCTCGGGGGGATAGCGAGGCGGCCGGCATTCTGAGCGACGTGCTGGACGGTGCATCGCACGATGATGACCCTGATTATTTGCGGGTCGTGGCGCGTCGCTCAGCGGAGAATGCACGGGAACCGGCCCCCGAAGTCGTCGCCATATTCATGTCAGCCGTAACGCCGGCCGCCGATGCGACTGCCTGGCGCAACGGACCAACTCCCGAAGCCCTTGCGTCCAACCGCTGGCCGGCGACAACGCCCTCGCCGGCGGACAGACCCACCGGAGGCGCCCTTCCATGGTTCATGTTCGGCGGCGCGATCGCGGTGGTCATGTGGCGGATGGGCGCGCGGCGGCGGGGGCAGCTTGGACAGCAGCTCTAGGCCACCATCGGGATAGCATCAGCCCGCCGCCACTCAATCCCGAGTAAATCGATCGAGCCGCCGAAAGGCCTGCCGGCAACGCCCGAAATCAACAGGTTCAAGCCCGAATTCCCCGCGTTTACCGGGTCGCAGACAATTTCGAGCGCGTGCAGGCCATTAAGGGTCGGTAGTTCATGCTGTGGAGCGGCAGCGCCGGCGGCGCCGAGCGTCTTGGACAACGGCGGATTGACGTTCTGGGTTTGCAGGCGGAGCCTGGACAATCCGGTCACATTGTTGAGATTTACCAAGGCCCGTCCTCGCATCCGGGTAGAGGCTGGGTAGGCGAATACAACGTACCGACCGGCAAGCTGGATGTCGGAAGTAGAGACTGGAGTGCCGCTTAGCGCGACATTAATACACGGCCAGTCACCGCCGTATCGGCTACCCAGATCGGCGCAGTTTGCGACCGAATACGTGAGTTTCGTATCACCGTTGAGGGTTCCCGATCCTGTAAACGTCGCCGGCGGCGTCCCCACGACGCTGGAGGTGTCGACCTTTGTAAAACTGTCCGTGCCACCCATCGCTACGAAGCGTCCACCCGTCCCGAGGATATTTCCACGGACGGCGGTCACACTGTTGAACGCGATCCCCGATCCGATCAGCTCGACCGGCCGGAATCGATAGAGCTGTTCGGCAACGGCCTCGACGGCAAACGACTTCCGAAAGATGCCATAAGCGCTGCAATGGAGGCCGTCATTCGTCACGGCTCCAAAGGTTCCGCCCGCTCCGCCGATGGGGATGAAAGATGGACTTGCCGGGTCCAGCATCCACGGCATGGCGTCCACGAAGATCGCATCCGCAACGACCCTGCAATAATCCTCATAGGCGCGGTTCGCCGATGCGATTTGCCCCTGCTGCGTAGCAGTCAGATTGGTGCGCGGATCGATCGACATCAGGATAAGATTGCGGCAACCCGCCGCGCGGATCACATCGTGATAGTTTCGGATGTTGGCGATGATGGCTTCCGAAGTCATATTGGCGAGCACGACGTCATTGGTTCCGATCGTCATGACGACGTCAATGATATCCCCGGTTGCCGATGCAGTTTCGATCGCGGTGACGATCGTTGCCATACGCGCCGGGCTGGTCAGATTATTGCCGCTGTTGGACGTATTGGTGCCACCAACACCAAATTGCCGACCACCGACCCACGCGTCCAGATTGAGGCGCGCGACGGCCCACTCAAAAGCTCCGACGCCTTCGCCCGTCTTGCTGTCGCCGTCGCCCCACAGCTGAACAAAGGGCTGCGCCCCGATCAGTCGGTGGGCGGGCAGTGCAAAATTGCTGCCTCCCTGCGCGACCGGGATAAACATCGAGTTCGACAGCGGACCTGCCATTGCCAGCTCGGAAATCATCTTGTCAGCCATGCCCGCCCTTTCTCATGCAATCCATGCCGGACCTTGGATCAAGCACCCTCGGCCCGGCATCGATGCGATCTTGTGGGAAGCCTGCCCGACAAGATCGAAGGCTAGGCGGCCGTCAAAGCCTCCAGCGGGAGATTGGAGATGATCAACTCGCCCGCCTCGGTGTGGCGGGTGCCGATCTGATAGGTGGTGTTCACGGGCAGCTGGGCGAACCGGGCAAAGGTTTCACGCACGTCGGGATTGTCGTTGATCGACAGCAGGAATCGGCCTTTGATGCCGCCGAGCTGGGACGCGAGCGCCGCGAAGTCCGCACGGGCGAAGACATCGGCGCCATAATCCCGCTCGCAATTCCAGTAGGGCGGGTCGAGATAGAATAGCGCGCCGGCGCGATCATAGCGGCGGATGAAATCGCCATAGGGTAGCTGCTCGATCACCACGGATCGCATCCGCTCATGGAGCGCGGCGAGCATCGGCTCGATCTTGCCAGCGTCGAAGCGCGCCGGCGCGGCCGCGTCCACGCCGAAACTGCGGCCGACGACTTTGCCGCCAAAGGCAAGGCGCTGCAGGTAGAGGAACCGCACCGCGCGCTGCAGATCGGTAAGGTGCTCGGGATCTTGCGCGAGCATCCGCCGGAACTCCGCACGGCTCGAAACGCGAAAACGAAGCTGATCGATCACATAGGCGGGATGTTCGGCCAGGCAGCGGAACAGGGTGACGATGTCGCCGGAGATATCGTTGATCGCCTCGGCGCGCGGCCGCATCTTTCGCCGCAGGAAGATGCCGCCCATGCCGACGAACGGTTCGGCATAGCTGCTATGCGGCGTGCGATCGATAATCGCGCAGATCCTGCGCGCGAGGTTGCGCTTGCCGCCGATATAGCCGGCGACGGGAGAAACGGGGTTAACGGGTTCAAGCGCGCTATACATGTAGGATTTCCTGCGCAAATGGGTTCCCCGGTCGACCGACACGGGGGATCGAAGGGCGGCGCGCCGCCCGGAGAATGCGAGGCAGGATCTCGCAAGGGTGAGGGATGTTGACGCATCCCGCCCCCCTCGGGGTTGCGACGATGGCCTTGGGCCACCGCCGGATGCTTATTCGGCCGCTGGCTCGGGTTCGTTGCCGATGACGCCCAGGCTGATCTTGGCCGCAACGCCGCGCCCAACCTCTTCCGCGCGGGTGCGCGTGGCGGCAGCGTCATAGCTGCCATCGGATTTCAGCACCGCGTTGATGCTGCGCTTGTGGGCGATTTCGCCGGTCTTGAAGGTGGCAGGAACGCTGCGGGTTTCGGGATCGAACTTGCCGAGGGTGATCTTCATGGCTTCTCTCTTGGGCTGGGGATCAAAGGGCGGCAGGGGCGACAGGCCAGATGGCGGCGCCGGGATCTTCGGAGCAGCTTTCCGGCAGGTCGCGGAGGGCCTGGCGATATGCGGTCCATTCCGCCCGCCGCGTGGCGGTGAACGGCGCGTCGGGCAGCACCGCGAAATCGCTTTCCCGCAACAGCCGGTCGCGCTTTTCGCGCAGACGGCGGAGCAGATCGGCATTGTCCAGCGGCGGCGGATCGACCGCGACGGGATCACCATTTTCGTCAGGCATGATGATCCGCCCCAGCTGGCCCTGCGCGAGCAGTTCCTCGCGCCGCTGCGCCGTGACCGGGCGGACATCCGCCGGGAAATCGACGTGGATGTCCGCATCGTAGAAACCACGCGTCGAGGGGCTGAAATAGAGCGGCATGAACGATGATCCTCAGTTGCCCAGCGCCATCCACCAGGCGCTGGCCGTGGGCGCGGCATTCCAGAAATCGGCGCCGGTTTTGGATACCTGATAGGGCAGGGGACAGTTGGCCTGCGCATCGCCGTTGCCCAGCTCGGTCGCGACGCCGGAATGGATGTGAAAACAGGCGTTGGGGAAGGCGATGGGGAAGGTGATCGACCCATAGCTGTTGCTCTGCACCGTCACCCGGCCCCATTGCAGGATCAGGCCATTGGGCAGCAGGCAATAGCCGGTGGCGGCCAGCGTCCCGCTCGGGATCAGATCGCTTGCGTGCAGGCCGTCGAGCAGATCGGCGTCAATGCCGGTGCCCGATCCATCAACCGTCAGCAGCTTCGCGCGCACGTCGGCGGCCGTGTAGCTGGCGGCGTTGAGCGGCGTGTAGCCCAGCCGCGCTGGGACGTTCGAATAATAAGAGCCGTCCTGACCATCCAGCAGATCGGCGTCGATACCCGATCCCGAGCCATCGACCGTCAACAGCTTTGCGCGGATGTCGCTGGCGGTATAGCCGGCGGCGTTCAGCGGCGTGTAGCCGAGGCGGCCGACCACATCCGTGTAATAGCTGCCCTGCTGGCCATCGAGCAGATCAGCGTCGAGGCCCGATCCGGCACCGTCATTCGTCGCATCCCAGACGGTATAGCCGGAGCGCGTGATTGCCCCGCCCACATTCAACGCGCCGCCCGTCGTCATCGACATCAGGACGCTGCCGCTGCCGTTTTCCCAGCTCCAAGCCCCATTGTTGAACCAGCGCATCGGCATGGCGCTGGAAACCGACCCCCAGTTATTGCAGTAGATCGCATTGCCGGGAGCGGACATCACAATTTCGGAAGCATAGATCCGCCCGGTGAAAGACGCGCCCGTCAGCAGCGCGAATTCCGTCGCCTGGCGGCCGTCGAGCAGATCAGCGTCCAGCCCGGAGCCGGCGCCGTCATTCGCCGAATTCCAGATCTTGCGCCAATCGTTCCAGGCGCTGCTGTTCTGCTTGTTGCGCCACTCCAGATCGCCGCCATAGGAAAAGCGCATCTGGACGGGGCCGGTCGATCCGAAGGCATTCAACGTCAGCAGCGTCGCCGAAAATCCGCTAAACTGCTCGTAATAAATGCCATTGCCGGCAAGGTCGCCGATCGCGCCGGTCTGAACAACGCCACGATAGGCGATATAATCGGCACCATGCTGGCCATCGAGCAGATCGGCATCGAGGCCCGACCCCGCGCCATCATTGCCGGCGTGCCAGATCAGGCTGTTGCCCCAGCGGACATCGACCGCAGAAACGCGCAGCGCGTTATTCTGCGCATAAGTGGTCGCGCCGGAGATCGAGCCGATGGCGATATAGGCATATTGCGGGGTCTCACTGGAGCCATAGGCGCCGTAGATCGCGCGGACGTCGCTATCGCTGTTGCCGGAGATTGAATAGCCGCGCGCCCACCCGCCGACATAGCCGGTGCGGGAAGCCGCCACAGACATGCCGCTCGCCTGGCTTTCCGCATAGCTGCCGGCAGGTTGTTTCAGGATATAGCGATCATCGTGCAGATGGGCGCCGGTGGCGAATGCGCTGGCATGCTGGCCGTCGAGCATGTCGGCGTTCAGGCCGTTGCCGTGGCCTTCGTCCTTGAGCGCCGCGCCCTTGAGCGACAGCGCCATGCGCAGTGCCACCGCGCTCGCGCTGGGGAGCAGCGATTTCATGAAGGCCGATGGCGCCCCGGCACCGAGGCGATCGTTCAGCCAACTGGTGACGGCCGCCGACATCGCCTTGGGCGTGACCGCGCGGGCCACGTCCACGCCGGTCGTTGCCTCGGCGTCCGTCGCCAGCTCGACAACGCCGAGCATTTCCGTCGTCGCCGGCGGATTGAGGAAATTGGTATCGCCGAAGCTGATATCGGTCGCGGCGATATCTTCGAACCGGCAGTCGATCGCCAGCAGCAGCATGGAGGCCGCCGCCTTTTCGGCGATCACGTCGGCCTGGCTATAGACGGCGAACAGCGTGCCATCGCCAAGATACAGGCCCACGGTGCGCACCGTGTAGCTATCGGCGCTTTCATCGCGAACGATCAGGTGGATCGTGTCGGGCGAAACGGCCGTGCCCGCCAGCGTGGCGATGCGCTTGGTCTCGTTCGGGATGGCGACCGTGGCCGGCGTCGCGGCGATCGTCGTCGGCGATACGCCGCATCGCGCGATGACAACCGGCGCGGTGCCAGTGTGCTGGGCATTGACCAGCGCCGCGCGACCGGCGCTGGTGATGATGATTTCAAGGGCCATGGTCGATCCCGGCTAGAGAGGCAGGCGGCGCAAGGTCGATCAGTCGAGGCCGAGGACGAGCGTGCCCACCGGGAAGCTGACGCTGGTCCCTACGGCCGCCGTCTTCTGCCCGTTCAGGATCGTTCCGCGCATCAGCAGGTTGCCGCCGGCGGCCGCATCGAACAGGCCGAAATGGCTGATGTCCGCCGCACCGGCGGCGGCGCCGTAATCGACGACCGCGCTGTTGCTCATTTTGCTGGCGCCGCCGACGTCGCTGATCGGCCCGAACGTCGCTGCCACGCGGCCCGCCGCGCGGATCGTCGTCGTCACCTCGGCGCCGCCGGTGCCGGCGTCGAGCGGATCACCGTTGAACAGCCCGACATAGGCCGCCACCGGCGCCGGCGGCATGGCCGTGCCCTTCAACCACTGCAGCACCTTGGTTTCGAGATAGTCGCTCATCGCGGTCATTTTCGGTCTCCCTGCGGGCGCCAGGCGTAGCCATGGCCAAAAAGATTGATGATCGGGGCGCCGGGCATGACGCGGCGGATCTCGGCAATGCGGACTGCCATGCTGCGCCCCGCGTCTTCGCCCTCGCTGCCGATGCGTTCGGCGAGGACGCCATGGCTGACGGCGGCACCGCGGGCCTTGACCAGCGCGTGCAGCGCTTCGAACGTCGAAGGGCGTAGGCGCACCTGCTGACCGCGCCAGATCGCGATCCGGCTTCCGGGATCGAGGAACAGGCCACCGCTCCCGATCGGCCGGTCCTGCCGAAGATCGTAACCGCAATGGTTGCAAAAGGCCGGGCCGAAGGGCTGCATCATTCAGCCTCCATCAGCAGCGCGCCACCGTCCTCGAGCAGCAGCCGCCCGCCATCTTCCAGACGAAGCGAAGCGAGCAGCATGACGATGGCCACATCGCCGCTCGCCTGGCCGGCGCCTTCCGCCTCGGCCGCGATGGGAAGGGCGGTGGCCAGATCGCCGGCCGCTTCGCCGGTGGCGACGGCATCGGCGGCGATCGGCAGCGTCATGGCGATATCGCCGGTCGCCTCGCTTGTGCCCTGCGCCGCGCCTTCCATGGCCGATCCGGCGCGCAGATCGCCCTGCGCCTGCCCCTGCGCAGCGGCTTCACCGCCAAGGTGGATCGCCAAGGCGGGCGCGGCCTGCGCCTGCCCCTGGCCGCGCGCCTCGCCCGTCAGGTCCGCCGCGATCGCAATGTCGCCCGCCGCGTCGCCCGCACCCTGCGCCACGCCTTCCAGCGACAGGCCGGGCGGCGGCACATAGGCGGCGGCAGCAAAGGACAGCCGGGCATAGACGGCGGGGCGGATTGCCCCGACCAGGCCGATGCGCGCAGTCGCGGTCAGGCCTTGCGTGAAGGTGAAGTGGCTGCGCACCGGCTTGGCGCGGATCACTTCGGCGATGACCTGATCGACGAAGGCGGCACTGGCCGGCGCGTCATCACGATCGAGGTTCAGGACCAGCTCGAAAGTGTGGGGCGTCCCGCGCGGCGCGGTTTCCCACCATTCGCGCAACGCGACCGATCCGCCGAAGCTGGCGACGACGGTGCGCACCGATTCAACGGTGCCCTTGCGCCGTGCGATCGGGATGGCCTGCCGCGCGCGCGCGCGCTTGATGCTTTCGGGCCAATCGGATGACCATGCGTCGAGCGACAATTCCCACACCAGCCACGGCAGCAGATCGATCGCGCTGGTTGACGGGTTTTTCAGCGTCCGCAGCGGCGTCGGCACATCGCCGATCCGCGCGATCGCCTGTTCGATCGCGCGTTCCAGCATCGTGGCGTTGGGCGGCAGCAGGCTCATCGCCTACTCACCAACCCCGACATGGGTGACGGTGATGGCCGAACACCAGCTCGCCGCGTCGCGATCGAGGATGATATCCGCCGCCGGGGCGATCAGGTTGACGTTCTGGACGCCCTCGCTGTGGAGCGCGGCGAAGATGCCCGAACGCGTCACGTCGCGACCCAGCCGATGGCTGTCGTCGATATAGGCATCCAAGCGCCGGCGGGCCTCGGCAATAACGACGCTGCCATCGGGGCCGGCAAAGGTGCGCACCTCGGCCGTGACGACGAAGGGCACGATGGTGGCGCCCTGCACCGTGACGAAATCGGTAAGCGGGCGGACGCCTTCGCCGGAGATCCGCGTTTCGACGATATCGAGCAGTTCTGGCGACGCGGTGCCATCGCCGAGGCGCGACAGCACGGTGACAACCACTTCGCCGGGGCTGGGGCTGGTGGCGCTCGCGTCGAGGACGTCCGGGTCGGCCGAAAGCGTGTGAAAGATGTAGGCGCCTTCGGGGCCGGCGACCGAGAAGCCTTCGGGCGCGAGCACGATCCTCCGCCGGAAATCCACGTCGGATTCCATCGTCGGCGCAACGCCGAGCTGCTCATCGCCGGGATCGAGCATCAGGCGCTGGACGCCCATCAGCGCGCCCAGATTATCGAGATCGGCCCCCATGGCATAAGCGACCATGTTGGCGCGGGCCGCTTCGTTGACGCGCTGGCGGATCAGATGCTCGCGATAGGCGGCGACCTGCAGCAGCTTGACCGCCGGATCGGATTCCACCGTCGCGTCAAAATCGGGCAGCAGCTCCACCAGGCGCGCAAGCATCGCCGCGTAGATCGCCTCGTAAGACAGCTCCTCGATCAGCGTCGGCGCGGGCAGGCGCGACAGATCGACGGCGGTGAAGGTGGCGGAATGGTCGGCCATGGCGCCATGTCGACGACGATCGCCGGCGGCGGCCATAACCCCCTGTTGTGGAAAGCCCTTCCCACAAGATAAGCGATCAGGCCGCCTTTTGGTCGAGGTGGGTGATGAGCAGATCGAGGACGCGGTTGCGCTCCGCGACGGTCATGCCGATCAGCACGCGGCGCGGATATCGCACCGCCGGCGCCTTCGGGGCGGGGCGATCCGATCCGCCGTCCTGATGGATGCCGGCGATCGCGGCGGCGCTGCCGCTGAACCCGACCCAAAGTTCCAGATCGCTGGCGTCCGAACGCAAATAGCGGGCGCCGCGCAGCTTGCGGAACATGGCGCGACGGCGGATCGATCCGCGCCGGCGCAGCTTCCCGCCGGCACGCGCCTTATCCTCGGCCTCGACGGGCAGCCAACGGTCCACCTTGTCCCAGAAGAAGCTGCGAATGCCGCCGGCCTCGATGTCGAAGCCGGTGAGCAGCGGGCCTTGGCGGACCCAGCTTTTCATGACGACGAGGCGAGGGGCTGGCGATCCCTTGGGATAGAGGAAGCGCACGGGATAGGCGCCGGGCGTGGCCGGTGGCCGTTCCTTGCGCGGAGCGTAAGCGCCGCCATCGGGATCGCGCTGCGCGGCGATGCGCGCGCCCTGCGATTTGCGGAGATCCCGCGCGATCGCGCGCAGCAGCCGGCGCCGCTCGGCCGCCGACAGGCTGGCGACCATGGCGCCGGCCATGCGCTCCAGCTCTATCAGCTCATTCGCGTCGATAGCCGCCACGTCAGGGCTGGAATTCGGGATCGCTGGTCTGGGCGATCAGCGTATCGCGCAGGAAAAGCTGCCACAGCTTCGCGTTGCCGGGCAGCAGATCAAGGTCGCGTGGGTTTCCGGGGTTCGGGTGGCTGACAGCATAGCCGCCGTCTTCGCGCGGCGTGACGACGGCGGGTTCGGTCAGCGCGACGCGGATCGAAACGTCCTGGCTATCCTGATCGAGGATTTCGGCTTCGAAGCTGAACGGTTCGACGCCGGGACGCCCCAGCAGCTCGGGCTGGTTGTCGGCAATCCACGCGAGGATCGGCACGACGAGATGGTTGGTGCTGCCCGTGAAGCCTTCGAACACCAGATTGACGACATAGCGATATTCGAACGACAGGCTGGGGCCGTGGCCGCCCGCGACGGTGCCGTTGTCGATGAATAGCGCCAGGCGTTCGGGATTGTCGCGTAAGCCCGGCACCGTTTCCAGCAGCAGCTTCTTCAGGCTTTCCGCCTTGCGCATCAGCGGTCACCCGCGCAGGCGCCGGGCACATGCCAGCGGATCAGACGGACAAGTTGATCATGCGTCGCGGCAGAGAAGGCGGCGATCCGTTTCATGGCCGCGCGCACCGGGGCCGGGATCTGCGCTGCCGCGTCGGTCGGGAAACCTTCCGGCGCCTGCGGGCACAGGATCAGGTCTGCCGGCGGGGGATCGTTCACCGCGACGGCGACGATCGCAGCGGGTGGAGCGTCAACGGCCCGGTGGGCGCAGGCCGCCAAGGCCATTGAGAGCATCAAACCAATCGCCGGCAACGCGGTCATCCGCAGGCACTTCTTCATCGGCTTTCTCCATCTGCCGGGCAGCGTCGAGGCGCGCGCCCGTCTGGTTGGCGGCAAGGGTTCGATCATCGGCGATCTTGGTGGCGCGCGTGGCCGCCGCGTCCGCCAGCAGGCGGTTGCTGGCGGCCTGCGATTCGCGATCGATGCGTGCCAGTTCGGCAATGCGCCGGGTGCAGGGCACGCCGCCGCCCTCGGCCGCCGCGTCGAAGCTGCTGCCGGCGGCGAGACAGGCCGTGTTCGCCCACGCGGCGAGCCGATCGCGATCGGCGCGCGTGGTGGCCCATGTCGCATAGAGACCGGCGGCGACGGCGGCGAGCAGGATCAGGATCACGGTTTCCCGCGATCCGGTCAGCAGCGCCCATGCGGATCGGACGAGCTTGATCATCGTCAGGCTCCGCCGGATGGGGAGGGGGGCAGCCAGCCGGGCACTTCGGCCTGCACGTCGAAGCACGGGCAGACCTTCGTCCATTCGAACGGATCGACCTTGCCGTTTCCGTTCAGATCCGGCGACAGATCGCGATGGCCGAGGATGCGCGCGGGCGGGACGTTGTAGCGCCGGGCGACGCTACGGACGAGGCTCGCCAGTGCCGCCTTCTGCGCGGGCGTGCGGGTGTCCGCCGGCTTCCCGTTCGCATCGAGACCGCCGACATAGACGATCCCGATCGAAGATGCGTTGTAGCCGGCGGCGTTGGCGCCGACCTCATATTCCTGCCGCCCGATATGGACGGTGCCATCGGCATAGATCACGTAGTGATAGCCGCAGGGCCGCGATGCGCCCTTGCCGAAGCCGCGCGCCTTATGATCGCGGTCGATATCCGCGATGGTATAGGGCCGCCCGACGCGCGTGGCGGTGCAATGGACGTTGATGCGGTCAATTTTGCGCACTGTTACAGCCTTCCACGTCGTGGATTGGACAATCGTTGCAGGGAGATGCGAGGGTTAGGCAGGCGCGAACCCGCTCGATCAGCGAGGCGAGATGCGCGCGCTTATCCTCAGCCGCTGCCCTTCGCTCCGCCGGGATCTCAACTCCGCCGATCAGCAGCCATGCATCGCACGATGTCCGTTGGTCGGGTGTAAGCGGATCCACGACTACGTAGGCACCCGTGACGGGATCGACTTCGCAGTGGATCCCATCGATCAAATCCACCTGAAACATCGATTCACAGGGGAGGGATAGGCAGTCCATCAGCGGCCCTTTCCGAAAAGGCGGTCAATCAGCCGAGCAGGCAGGTCCGCCAGCACGTCGCCGGCGGCGGCGATCACGCGCGGCGTTGCATCGAAGGCGAGAAGCGCGATCGCGAAGGCGATCGACTGCGCGACGAATTCGTTCCAGCCCGTCAGCTGGATCACGCCGATGGTGGCGTAATAGCTGACTGTCGAGCCAACGACCCATTGCAGGATGCGCTGGCGCCAGGGCAGGCCCGGCTTCCATGCCTGTGCGACAGCCGATCCGATCAGCGACGGGGCCAGCGCGCCAAGTGCGGACAATGCGGGTTCGAGGATGTGGCGAAGGTCCATGCGTCAATCCCACAGGTTGATAAGAGGGTCGGCGACGGCGACGGGCGCCATGTCGGGGATGGTGACGGGCGTGCCGAGCGGCAGCACCGGCCCGAAATCGGCAAGGCCGGGATTGGCTTCCAGCACCGCGCCGATCGCGGCCGAGCCGAGTGCGGCCTCCCGCCAGATCAATGCATCGAGCGTGTCGCCCTGGCGCGCGCGGACCATGATCGGCATCAGATCAGTTCGACCGTGGTGCGGCTCTTGCCCAGAATGTCGCGCACGGCATGGAGCGCATCGCGGCGCAGCTCGCCCACCGAAGGGTCAAGATCCTCGGCGCGGCGTTCGCCGGGGCCGGTGATATCGATGTCGCGATAGCGTTCGACGATCTCCGCCTTCGCGTTGAGGGCGACGGCGCGGACATAGAGGTGCAGCAGGCGCGACTGGCCGTCGATCGACGGCGCGGGAACGGCGGCGAGCGAGGCATGGCCGGCGGCGTCCTGCCCAGCCTGCCATGCGCCAAGATCGTTGGTCACGGTGATGATGGCGGCAATCAGCGCCTCGCGCAGCCGCGCCGGCGTCACCGCTTCGCGGATGCGATAGCCTTCGCGGATCTTGCGCGGATCGATTGCGGGAAACCAGCCGCCGGCGATCGGCGCGTCGGCGGGGCCGGGTTCGGGGGGAACGGGTGGATCGTCGAGATTGATGACGAAGGACATCGGGCCGCCTCACGGGCTTACGGGGGTGAGGATCGGGGCAGAAAGCGGCCCTGCGGCCATGATGGCCTCCCGCTTCGCGCGATCCGCCCCCGAGCGCCGGGGGGCGAGCTGGTCAGGCGGCGGTGCCGCCCTGATCGGTATCGGCCGGGGCTTCGCCCTCGGCCTTCGTTTCGGTCTGTTCAGCGTCGGTCGGGGTTTCGCCCCCGCCCTGTTCGGCCGCCTTTTCGGCCGCTGCCGCAGCGGCGTCGATCACGGCGATCAGCTTTTCGGCGCGCTTGATCCTGCCTTGCACGCCGATGCGGCTGTCGTGGCCGTGTGCCTTGCGGAAGGCATTGGCGGCGGCCAGCAGCGCGGTGCGCGCGGCGGGGCCGGCTTCGGCTTCCTCGCCCTGGCGCATATGTTCGATGCCGATCGCCTTGTAGAGCTTGGCGCGCGGTTCATCGTGCAGATCGATGTCGTCGGTCAGCGTGGCGACGCGTTCCAGCACGGCCAGCTCGAACGCCTCGCCGGCATTCTGCTGCTTGAGCGCCGCGTCGGCGATCTCCTCGAGGACAACGGTGGCGACGTCGCGATTGTAGCGCGCCGGCATCGCGACCTTGTGCCGGAGCAGGAAGGGGACGAGATCCAGCGCTTCGCCATAGGCCGCCGTGTCGATCAGCCACACCATATAGGTCGGCACGATCTCGGCCGTGGTGCCCGCGCCGACGCCAGCGTCCGCCGCCACCGTACCTTCGACCCAGCTCTGATATTCGGGCAGCATCACCGCCTTGGCCGCGATCTTGCCGCTGACCGCCTTGATTTCCTTCAAGCGGCGGAGATCATGGGTGAAGCGCAGCGCGACTTGCGCGGCCGCGCGTTCTGCCGGTGGGTTTTGCGCTCCCGCCGCCGGCGTGGGGGTGCCGGCGGCGGGAGGCTGCCCCGCCCCACGATTGGGAGCGGACGCAACGGTTTGGGCAGCAAGGATGCGATCCCTGTGACGGCGAGCGAGGCTCATGTGCGTGTCCTGTCAGGTGGGGCGGTTAGCGAAGGCCTGTGTCGGCCGATCAGGCGGGCTTCTTGCCCATGACGATGTTTTCGACGAAGGCGCAGCGGCCGTAATCCTCGACCACGAAGTCCTCGTTGACGCTCTCGTAATTCTCGATCTGGTCGAGCGCCGGTTCATCCTTGATCTGGCGGCGGCGCGTCTCTTCCTGCCAATAGATCGACAGGTTATCGAGGCTGGTGATCAGCAGGCCATCTTCCGGGAAGAAGGGCACGATGATCGCGCGCTTGCCGGCGAGCTGCTTGGGCAAAGTGAGGATGCGGTGCGCCGCCTCGCCCTCGGTCGCCGTATCGCCAGCGGCCTGCAGCAGGTTCAGATACTTGTCCTTCACCAGCTTCCAGCCGACGATGACGACAAGATCGGTATCGCCGCGATGCCAGGGATCGAGCAGATCCAGCGCGTCGAAGGCGAGCGCATCGAGATTGGCGTAATCGGCCTTCGCGGTGGCGATGTTCGTCGCGTCGGCGTCGACCACCTCGACACCCGAAGCGACATAGATCGCCTTGGTCGGGTTGGCGGTCAGCGCGCCGTCGTCAAGATAGCGCGCCGGCGCGCGCGTGCGGATCTTGTGGAGCCAGCCCTCGTTGACGTCCTGCAGCAGCGGATTGGCAACGCGATCGGTCCCCGCCGCCGCCGACGTGCCGTTGAAGCCGATCATGATCCGGTCGCGGCCCTGCTGTTTCAGGATCGCATCGCGCAGCAGCGTCTGGAACTCCGGCTTATGCCGCCATGCGTCGATCTTCGCATATTTGATCGCATGGTCGTAATTGGTCTGCCGGCAGAAATAGGTGCCTTCGTCCGAGGTGTCGGTGGGGTCGGTCGGCGTGCGGCGATTGCCGGCGGCCGTGTTGGTGCGCCCGGCGATGGATCGGGTGACGCCCACACCTACCTTTTGGCCGGTCTGCTCCGGCACGCCGATGATCTGGATCTGCTGCAGAAACTCGCTCGATTCCTGAATCTTCTCTTCGAGCGTCTGTTCGACCGCGGGCGAGACGGTGAATTTGACGGATGCGTCGGCGACGCCGTTCAGCAGCGCGATCTGGCTGACATAGGCGGTGAACAGCAGGCGGGTCGAGTTGCGCATTGAGTGCTCCTAGGGGCGGGCTGGCAGGGGCGTGGGCGTGCGGTTGCGGGCGCGGATCAGCAGTCCGTCTGGATCGTCCCGCCGCCGCCGGTCGCCGGGGGGCGGGTGAAATTGCCGGGCTGTTCGGTCTTTTCGAGCTGGGCCTTGAGCGCGCCGAGATCCGCCGCGAGCTTGTCGACGCGGGCGGTGGTGGCAGTGGCCGAGGTCTCCATCGCTGCCGTCATCCGCGACATGCCCTCGGCCAGCTGCGCGAGCGCGACATTGTCATTGGCCGGCTTGGGATCGGGCTGCGCCGGCGGCTCCTGCTGTTGCGGCTTGGCGGTCAGGCTTGCGAAAAAGTCTTTCACCGCTGCGAATGCGCCGGCGCTGGGATCGGGCGCCGAAGGCTCGATGGCCAGTTCGATTTCTTCCGCCGGCGTGAACAGGTTGGGCCGCGACATGGCCGCGAATTTCAGGGGTTCGGTGCCCAGCGAGGCCGGGCTGTCCGTCACCGCCAGGCCGACCAGATAGGCCTTGCCCGTGCCGGCGAAATTCGGGTGGATCTCGCACGAGGTGAACAGCTTCTGCCCGGCCTTGTTGATCTCGACCAGCTGATCGTTGGCCTCGATCTCCGCGAACAGGCCCAGACGGGGCTGATCCTTGCCGTCGATCTTGAGTGAAACCGCCTCGGTTTTCAGCGACAGCACGGAGCCATAGGCGTTGAAGGGCCGATCGGGGCTGTAACCGGCGATATGCTCGCAATTGATGCGCGCCGTATAGGTGTCGGGCGTGTAGGACGCGGCCATTTCTTCCAGCCACTGGCGCGTGATCTCACGCCCGTCGACGGTGGCGCCTTCGACGGCGATGCGGAAGAATTTGGACTTGGCCATGAACGGTCCCTCGGATTGCTGCAGCGTGGCGTGATCGCCGCCGAACAGGGACCGAAGGGGCCGTGAGGCTCAAGCAAGTCATGGTGTGGGAAGGTATTTCCACAAGATGACGGCCGTGGGCGGGGCGTGGGCGCCGCTTAACGTCCGCCGCGATGAATGATGCGCGCGTCCCTCCGATCGTCCCGCCTGCCTATGTGCAGTTCGATCCGCGCCGCCATGCGCGCAGCCTGTTCTGGCGTGGCTGGGGCATCAGCCAGATCGCCGACGAATTCGCCCTGCACGGCATTGCGAACGAAAAGGGCGATGCGATCGCGCGCTCCACCATCGAAAGCTGGAAGCAACGCGATCGCTGGGACGATGCGCCTTCGATCCGCAAGCTGGAAGACGCGATCGAAATCCGGTTCATGGCGCTGGTCGCCAAGGAGAAGAAGACCGCCGGCGACCTCGCCGAGCTGGATTCGCTCGGCCGCCAGATCGCCACGCTTGCCCGCGTCCGCCGCTATGAAGAGCCGGGCGGCCATGAGGGCGACCTCAACGAAAATGTCGGCAACCGCAACGCCGGGCCGCGCAAGAAGCCGAAAAAGAACCATTTCACCGAGGAGCAATGCGCCGAGCTGAAGCGCATCTTCCTTGCCGGCCTCTACGATTATCAGCGCAAATGGTGGGACGAGAAGGATCAGCGCACGCGCATGATCCTCAAGTCGCGCCAGATCGGTGCGACCTATTATTTCGCCTTCGAAGCGCTGATCGACGCGATCGAAACGGGCCGAAACCAGATCTTCCTGTCGGCCTCCAAGGCGCAGGCGCATCAGTTCCGGTCCTACATCGTCAGCTTCGCCAAGCTGGTCGGGGTGAGCCTCACCGGCGACCCGATGCTGATCACGTCGGATCTGCGCCCGGCCGAGGAAGCGGCGGCCGAATTCCACTTCCTTGGCACGAACTTTCGCACGGCGCAGGGCCGGCACGGAAATTTCTATTTCGACGAATTCTTCTGGGTCCATTCGTTCGAGGAGCTGAACAAGGTCGCCTCGGGCATGGCGACCCATAAGAAATGGCGAAAAACCTACTTTTCCACGCCATCGACTGTCGCCCACCCGGCCTATCCCTATTGGACGGGCGAGCGCCGCAACCGGCGACGGAAAAAGGCCGATCGGGTTGAATTCGATGTCAGCCATGCCGCGCTGGCTGCCGGATCGGTCGGGCCGGATCGGATCTGGCGCCATATCGTCACCATTCGCGACGCCGAAGCCGGTGGCTGTGACCTGTTCGATATCGACGAGCTGCAGGACGAATATGCGCCCGACGAATTCGCCAACCTGTTTGGGTGCGAGTTTGTCGATGACAGCCTGTCCGCCTTCAAGTTCAACGACCTGATCGCCTGCGGCTGCGACAGCCTGGCCGATTGGGAGGATTTCAACCCCGACGCCGATCGTCCCTATGGCAGCCGATCGGTGTGGGCGGGCTATGATCCGCAGGAAAGCGAGGACGGCGACAACGCCGCGCTGGTCATTGCCGCGCCGCCGCTGGTCGAGGGCGGGCCGTTCCGCCTGCTCGAGCGCCACCAGCTCCGGGGCTTGGATTTCGAGCAGCAGGCCGAATTCATCAAGGCGGTGCTCAAGCGGTACAACTGCACCTATCTCGGCATCGACGCCAAGGGCGTCGGCGCCGGCGTCTATCAGCTGCTCGCCAAGCCGGGCGCGATGCCCAATACCGCCGTGGCGAAGATCGAATATTCGCTCGAGCTGAAAGCCGGCATGATCATGAAGGCGCAGAACGTCATCCGGCGTGGCCGCCTGGCGTTCGACGGTGGGTGGCTGGATCTCGTGTCCGCCTTCGTCTCGATCAAGAAAACGCTGACCACCAGCGGGCGCAACGTCACCTTCAAGGCCGGGCGCGGCGGCAATGACGGCCACGCCGATCTCGCCTGGGCGACGATGCATATCCTGATGAACGAGCCGCTCGACGGGAAGGAACGGCCGAAATCAACCATGGAGATTTTCTGATGAGCAAGCGCGCGCGCCGCATGAGCCGGGCCGAGGCCCGCGACGCCCGTTCCGGCGCGATCGAGGCGTCCAATGACAATCGCGGCATTCAGGCGTTCAGCTTCGGCGATCCCGAGCCGGTGCTTGATCGCGCCACCATGCTCGAGATGTTCGAATGCTGGCACAATCATCGTTGGTACGAGCCGCCGGTGCCCTTCCATGGCCTTGCCCGCGCCTTCCGCGTTTCGCCGCACCACAGCTCGGCGATCCTGCTCAAGCGCAACCTGCTGGCTGCCAGCCTTGATCCGACGCCCTGGCTGTCGCGCAAGACGTTCATGGCTGCCGTGATGGACTATCTCGTTTTCGGCAACGCATTCTTCGAGATCCGGCGCAACCGCCTGGGCGGGGTGCTCGATATCGGCCACAGCCTCGCCAAATACACCCGGCGCGGCGTGAAGCCGGGCACCTTCTGGTGGACGCCCAGCCAGCGCGACGAGGTGGAATATCCCGAAGGGCGCATCGCCGCGATCATGGCGCCTGATATCAATCAGGAGATCTATGGGCTGCCCGAATATCTGTCGGCCCTGCAGTCGGCGCTGCTCAACGAAAGCGCGACACTGTTCCGCCGCCGCTATTATCTGAACGGCAGCCATGCCGGCTATATCCTGTACGCGACGGGCCAGTTCGCGGATGGCGATGTCGACAAGATGAAGGAGGCCCTGAAAAACGCGAAGGGACCGGGCAATTTCCGCAATCTGTTGCTCCACGCGCCCGATGGCAAACAGGATGGCCTCAAGCTGCTGCCGATCGCCGAGGCCGGGGCGAAGGACGAGTTTCTCGGCATCAAGAACACGACGCGCGACGACGTCCTAGCCGCGCACCGTGTGCCGCCCCAGCTGCTCGGCATCGTGCCCGCCAATGCCGGCGGCTTCGGCGATCCGGCCAAGGCGCTAGACGGGTTCTTCGAACTGGAGATCGAGCCGCTGCAGGCCGTGTTCCTCGATCTCAACGATCAGCTCGGCGTCGAAGCGGTGCGCTTCCGCGAACGGGTGCGCGCCGAAGCGGCGTGATAGATCACGAAAGGAAGCGGAGACATGACCGTCAGACCCGAAGCCGACGCGATGATAGCCTTCCTGAACGAGTTGCTCGCGCTCGACAGTTCCTTTGTGAACGACCTCGTTTCCCATCGACCGCCCTGCGGGTGTGCAATTGCGAACCATCCCTCCGTTCAAGTGGCGAAGCATGGTGACACCTATCGCACTGGTATTCTTGGCGTAATCAACGGGTTTTTGGGAACAATCGACCACGGCCCTATGGCGGGCTGGGGGCCCATTATCGCCGTGTTTGAAGGCGATACGATTGCCCGGTTCCGCAGAACTGACGGCTAA